TTGACCTCAATTCTCATCACAGGTGCGGCCGGATTTGCAGCTCATCACTTCTGCGAGCATTTCCTGAAGAATACGGACTGGAACATTGTTGCGTTGGACAAACTCGGATATGCTTCTCAGGGATGGGACAGGTTGCGGGACATCGATATATTCGATGATGATCGGGTGAAGTGTATTTCTGCCGACACTTCACTGCCCGTTGAGCCAGGCGTTGCAAAGGAAATCAAAGACGTGGATTATATTCTCCACATGGCCGCTGAAACGCATGTTGACAGATCAATCAAGTTCCCGCGCGCGTTTGTTGAAGCCAATGTGATCGGTACGTTGAATATATTAGAGTATGCGCGCACATTGAACACGCGGGGAAGTCTCAAGCAGTTTATCTATTTCGGCACAGATGAAGTATTCGGCCCCGCGCCACATGGGGTTGCATACAAAGAATGGGATAGATACGACTCTCGTAATCCTTATGCGGCAACAAAAGCGGCCGGAGAAGAATTGTCGTTGTCGTTTGCGAACACCTATGATTTGCCTGTTGTGGTTACACATGCAATGAACTTGATGGGTGAGCGCCAGCATCCGGAAAAGTTCATTCCATCCACAATCCGCAAGTTGTTGAATAATGAGACGGTCATGATTCATGCAAACCCGGAAAATGTACCAGGATCTCGCTTTTATATTCACTGCCGCAATGCTGCGGATGCGATGTTGTTCTTGATGAGACAATATGCACCGTGGAAGCGTGAGAAATTCAATATCGTTGGAGAATTGGAGATAAACAACCTTGACCTTGCCACATTCATTGCCGAAATAATGAGGAAGAAGCTGAAATACAAGCTGGTTGATTTTCATTCTAGCCGCCCAAGGCACGATCTCAGGTATGCGCTTGATGGTTCCGTGCTAAAATCAATGGGATGGGAACCGCCGAAGACGTTTTTTGAGAGCCTCGAAAAAACAATTAGATGGACATTGGACAATCAACGATGGCTGAGCCTGTAGAAAAGAAAACGATAAGTAGACGTGAATACGACTATCGACACACATGCAACCGTTTGCTTTTTCGTGGGTATCTTGCTGAGGGCTCGGTAATTAAGATAAGATGTCCTAAATGTAAGAAGATGGCAATTTACAAAGCTGGACTTGACAACAATAGCAAAGTCGCTATACTAATAGACGAGGTGTAAGCATCATTTCATCTCCTCCTTCTAGAAGGGGACAGTAGACGACGATACTGTCCCCACAAGTGAATAACAAGAGTACCTAGAGTACCCTTGAGCGCCAAGAGTGCCTTGTTACTGCAAAGTGACAGGGCGTTTTTTATTGAGGTGACATGAGCGAGACAACTTATCTGGTTGTTGACAACCACGCTAGTCTTATTCCTGGCAGTTCTTACCGCTTGTTGCCATTTGGGAAGATTGTGAAGGGCGGCAAAGATCGATATATAACCCCCGAAAACGCTAGGGACTTTAAGCTTCCCCATTTCAAAGTACCCATCAAACTCGGAAGCCACAAGGAGGAAACTCCCGCAGGTGGTTGGATTATAGGGCTTGAAGTACAAGACGATGGCATTTATGCCAAAACAGAACTTAACCCCGAAGGAATATCTGCTGACGAAAAAAAGTCATATCGCTATCATTCCCCCGAAATTATTTGGGACGATGGCGCGTTAGAAGCACCAGACGGCGGCCTAATTGAAGGGCCGATAATTATGGGCGATGCCTGGCTCCATACGCCGCATTTGGGCGAGGCGGCTGCCCTGTATAACGTTGAGCCGTTTGAAAATATAAAGGAGGTAACAAGCATGGGTGAAGATACTGTTTCTATCCCCATCCTCAAACAAGTGGCTGATCTGTTTCGTTCAACTCCCATCGAAGCCGCAACACTTGAGGTAGAGCCGAAAGTCGTAGATACTGAAGACTATTCTGCACTCAAAACTCAAGTTGCGACACTTGAGGCAGAAAAAGCCACACGACTTGAGGCCGACGCCAAGGCCGAACGCCTGACCGTCATCCGCAAAGATTTCGACACCGAAGAATACGGAACGGCGTATATTGAGCTTGGCAAGGCAGAGGAGTCGGCGGAGATGCTTTCCCGCATGGATGATGACGTTCGTGCTTGGGTCATGACGAATTTCAAAGCCCTGTCAACGCAAATCAAGGAAAGCAAACTCACGGAAGAACTCGGCAGTGAGGGCGAGGGCGACACCGAAGGGAAGCCACTAGGAGATCATGTGGTTGAATACATTGCCGCGCACCCCGACGTTGACTACAACGGCGCGGTTGCTGCCCTTGCACGTGAGAAGCCCGAATTGTTCAAGAAATATGGAGGTGGGGCATGAGTTATAAAGGCGGAATTGGAAATTTTGTATCTGCCCCCGGACTACTTGCGGGTGAAAGCTTTGCGTCAAAGCAGTATTACGTTGTAAAGCTGGCTAGCACTGCTGGCGAAGTGGTTGTATGCAACGGTACTCACAAGCAGGGCATCGGCCTGATCCAGAACGATCCCGCAGATGGTGAGGCGGCCATAGTCGCGATCGGCGGCCCTGCGCGAGGCGCGGCCGGAGGTACTATCACTGCTGGACAGATGGTTAACGCCCTATCGACCGGAACGTTGCAGGGAACATCTGGCGGCACATCAGGCACGCAATGGATTTTGGGCTTTGCTATGGAAGCGGCATCCAGTGGCGACGAGTTCTCCGTTTCTGTTGCGCCGTTCAAATTCGGTCCCAGCTAAAGGTTAGGAGGATAATATGCCTTTACCAACAATCAATGATGTACAAGCGGTTGATCCTGTCCTGACCAATATGCTCGTTGCATATATGCAGTCGGAAACCCGCTTCGTTGCAAGTCGTGTGTTTCCCGAAGTCCCCGTCGAAAAGGACTCTGGAACATACTACATTGTGACCAAGAAATACTTCATGTCGGACACCATGCTTCCGCGTGCGCCGGGCGATGATTTCGTCCGCTCTGGTTTTGGTGTAAGCACAACAACCTACACTACATTGCAGCATGCACTTGCAACGCCTATCGCTGATGAAGTTCGTGCAAATTCACAGCTTCCTATGGAGCTTGAGAGTCTTGCAATCGAATGGTTGGGGTTGAAGAACCTCATCAAGAAAGAACGAGCATTCGCCACGGGCTTCATGGCTACTGGCACGTGGGAAACCGACGATGATAACTCAACGACAGATTGGGATGACTTCTCAAACGGTGATCCTGTTGCCGACATCAAAACAGCGATCCGCACGATATCAAACAGCACCGGCTACAAGGCCAATACCCTGGTGTGCGGAGCTATAGTTGACGATGCGCTGACCAATCATCCCGACATTCTCGACCGGATCAAATACGTGCAGGTTGCATCCGCCGGGAACGTAACCAACGCGATGGCTGACGTTTTTGGATTGGAAAGCTATCTACCTGCCATCGCAAGCTACAACAGTGCCGACGAAGGACAATCGTTTACGGCTGCCGCTATCATCGATGACGACGCGCTGGTTACGTATGTCAAACCCGGAAGCCTCGGTATGTTCTCCATTACCGCGGGCAAGACGTTCACGTGGCTCCCTGGAGGCGGAACGGGAATCGTTGACACTGTGCGCGAAGACACCAAAGATGCCGATCTCGTGAAGATGAAAGCGCAGTGGGATCAGAAGGCAGTGGCGACCGATCTCGGATACTTCTTCGCAGACGTTGTGTGAGGTGAACCTATGGGACATCCACAGAGTTCACCACGCGGACTTCTCCAGAAAGAGAAGTACCTGCTTGACAAGCTCCAGCTTGGGCACAATGACACGACCGAGATCCAGTGGTACAGCACAACGGAGACGTTCAAGTTCTCACAATGTACCTCTGCAATTCCCGTTGGCGTTGATGCCGGTATAGCGTTTGGTCCTGTAAGTAATTCAAACGGCGTTGCCATTGCAATCAACACCACTGGAACGACCTGGAAGTACTTGAACGTTACGAGTGCATTTCCTACATAGTCTCCGAGGTGGGGAGCAGGCTGGATCGGGCGGCAGTCCCGCTCCCGTCTGATCCTGGCCTGCTTCCTACCTCAGAGCGGGACGGAGCATCATGACCGAAAAACATTACGACGGAAACGCATATATCGGCGTCGTTGGCCCTGAAATGGAGTATGGTAAATGTCGCGATAGCATCGAGGCTATCGCGCGTCGGGCTGGCGACCTCAGACCAAACTATTGCCGGGCGACAAAGGGATTTGAAGCTCGGCAGTTTCATTTGAATAATATGTTTTACAACAGTAAGGCCGATTGGTGCTTGCTGCTGGATCACGATCAAGTATTCCATCCCAACACGCTTGAGAGATTGCGAAGTCATGGCGTTTCGTTCGTGGCTGGTTACTATATGCGGCGCAGATGGAGTCCAACTTACCCTGTGTGGTTCTACTATCCACGAAGTAATAACGACTGGCCTCGAATGCCCTATCACTCTCCGCCAGTGGGAGACGAGAGGGGGCTTGTGAAGCTAGGCGCGACGGGTTGGGGATGCACGCTGGTGCACAGACAGGTTTTAGAGGATGTGCTTCCACTTCTCAAGGACGAGGACTGGATACTTGAGGACGATATGGACATATGGCCGTATGATCTTGAGAAGATCATGGGGGCGGTGAACGGGCTTAAGGATTTAGTAGAACTTAACCCGGACGCACGGACTTTCAAGGCGGCCGTGAAGACGCACAGCGAAACCTTGAGCGAAGAAATACGCATACTCAGGGGAATGAAGGATTTTGTCGGCTCGGATATTCGCTTCCCATTCTTCGCAAGGGCGGCAGGGCATACATTGTGGGGAGACATCGAATGTGTGTCGGCTCACATTATCTATTATGAGTTGTCGCCGTTTGACTTTGAACAAATACCGGATGGACAGAGGGCGGAGTTCAAGAAACAGGTTGAGAAGAAAGTGTCAGGCGGCAGGCGTGAAGCACGAAAAGTGCTCAAGAAGTTGCAAGGAGCGGGAAAATGAAGCCACTGTTTATTGTTCCAGGTTCGATTGAATGGGCGACTTCGAGGTTCAGGGCATATTGGCTTGCACCGTTTTTCGAGGATTCTGATGTTATCCCGTATGAGTATGTCGAAAAGAATGCCGGCATGGTTCACAGTCATATCGTTGGGC